ACGGCGCCGCCCGCCGCAATCCGCGCCGCCAAGGCCTCCATGTGCGCCTCAAGTGCACCGGTAACGTCCACCCACGCCCGCGCCAACGCCTTGGCGCGCTGCGCATCGCGGCGCAACATCTCGGCGCGGTATTGCCGCGCGATGGCAACGATATCAGTCGGGTCGACCGCCATTATTCCTCACCCGCGCCGCGTAGGGCGTCCCGTCGACGCTCAGCCTCGGCGAGCGCCTGACCAAAACTCATCTGCTGTCGTCTAATTTCCTCGTCACGTGCGGCTAATATTTCCTCTATTTCCGACTTGCTAAACCCCTCCATTGCCAGCGCGACGGCCAGCGGCATACCGGAATCAATGCGCATTTTTGTGATCTCCGCCTGGGTGCGCGGTTGTACCATTGACGCCGGCGCATATCGCGGCAGGACCTGCTGCGGCGGTACCGAAAAACCAAGAAGCTCGAGGACAAAGGCGCCCAGCTCCTGCCATACCGGTATCGCCAGTCGTTGATACCGCAGCACTTTTGCAACCAGTGGCGCCTCTTCTGTCATGAGCGCCTCGCCGCTGGGTGTGCCGCCAACCTGAAAGAAAAAGTGCTTCGGGGTCCCACTTATCGTGCTGATGGTGTTGGCCAAATTTTCGATGGCATCCAAATAGTTTTTCAAATCCGTCGCCGAAAATTCGCCGACGACCGTGCCCTGACCGACGCCATCACCGGCCGGCAAGTGCCAAATTTCATTCGGCGCATTTCGTAATTTGCCGAGAGCCTCGAGTTGCGAAATGACGTATCGTTGTTTGAACGCGCCGTATTCGGCGGCCACCATCATATCCGCGGCCAGTTTATTGATGCCATTTTGCAGCGGGATTACGTTGACTAATTCGCTTTTTATGACGCGTCGCGATCGTCGAAAGTGAAAGACCGGAATCACGTTCCACGGGTTTTTGCCCGCCGGTGGATCATCCGGCTCAAACGCGGCCGCGCTGCTCACGTCGTTGGCTTTAATGCGCGTGCGGAAATACTCCAGGCGATCCCGATAATACAACACCAGCCGCAGCGTTTCGTCGTCGGCAACCCACCATTTCGCTGCGAATTTTTTGACCAGCGGATTTCCGGATTCGTAAAACACGTGCACGAGCCTGGGGTCATTGTGCGCGATCGTAATTCCCGAGGCGTCGCGCCAGGCGAGGATAAAGGCCTCCCCCGTAACCGCCAGCGACTCGTGGACCTCACCGCTTATGACGTCACCCGACACGTCGTCCCATATGTGCTGTAGCCGCGTTTCCGCCGCGGCATTTTCACTGCCGAGGGCGTCCAGGTGGAGTCGATTGATGACGGAATCGACGACAACGGCACACCAATTTTCCGTGAAAACCGCATCGACCCCGCGGAATAATTCCGCGAGCCGTTTGGTGGCGTAAACAGTCGGGTGATCGCCATCATAATACCGGTACAGCGTGTCGTAACGCGACGCCTTGTCGCGCAGCGCGGCATATGCTCGCTCGAGATCCGTCATCCCTGGTAGCTCACGGCCAGCAACGTGCTGGCGCCGATTGGCAGCCCCGACGCCACGTATCGCAGCGCATCGAGACGGTGATACGCGGATTTATCCGCGATTTTCGCGGTCGGTTGTCCGCGATCATCGAGCACACGGGAGTATGTGCCGAGCTCGTCCAGGAGGCCAATGCACGAGCGAAAAATTCGCAAGCGGCGTGTTTTGAGCAGGTCATAAACGCGATCGATGCCGGCCTCAACATCGTCGATTTTTGGCCGCCGCACGTGCACCCCCTCGGTGCGCCAGTCGCGCCGCTGCTGCTCCTCGGACGGCGCACCACCCATCCACAGCACCACGCGTTCAGAGGCCGCATGCCGCAGCGCGGCCTGCACGTGCTCCCGTGTGGATCGCCCGCCCGTCAGCGACTCGCGATAGACGTAGTACGTTCCCGTCGCAGCATCCTCGGCCACCCACACCAGCGCCTGGTTTGCGCCCCCGAAATCGAGGCCGACGCGCCGCGGCCACGACAGCGGCAACGCAAAATCGTCGACGACATTTTCGGCCTCGTCGAAACAGTCGTAGATCAGGCCCGCCGGTCGGTGGAAATTGCCGTTATAAAACATCTCGAATTTCCAGGCCGGCAATGTCGATTTAGCCCGCTCATATTCGGCCAGCGGGAATCGCGGGTTATCGATGGACCGAAACTGCACAACGCGATATCCATCCTCGCCTCGACGCCACCGGTCGAATACCTCGGTTTTGAGCCAGCCCAAATTGTAGGGCGTCGTCGTACCGAGGGCGCGGCCTTGTGTGAGCGATAACCGCCGCTGCACCGCCTGCCATGCGTCGACGCGAAATTGATTTTGCCCGCACTCATCGAGCCACGCCGCACGCGCCGTCGCCGACTCCAGGCCGCCGTCAGCCTCTGCGGACCGCAAGATGATCCGCACACCGAGGGTGCGACTGCTTAGCAGGCGATCGCTCGCGTGCCACACCCAACCGTCGGCCCGCAAATATCCCGTGAAAACCCGCAGCATTTCCGGCAGCATTTTGAGCTTGAAGAGGTCATATGTCGCCGTTACCGCGAGATAATCGCCGGCGCCGCATCGTTGGATTTCGCGCGCGAGCCACCACGGCCCAAACGTCGTTTTGCCGCTTTGGGTGCCCGCAATCACGAAAATAAATCGTTCCGCGGCGTTCCACGCGGAGATCTGGCCGGGGTGAAAATGCAACCGCACGCCGCGTTTGCCGCTGCGCGTCGTTTCCTCAATCAGGTCACGCATTTTCCGGTTTAACGACCTCGATCCACTGCACAGCCATAGGCCCACCATCGGGGCCAGAAATTTCGTGCCGCTCGACGTATCCGCGGGAGCGTCCGATGGTTTTTAACAGGAAACATACCGCCCAACCCTCACCTTTTGCGACTTGCTCCCATAATTTTGCCTCGCCCATGTCGAGGATTTCGTCGCGCGCCTCGCTACACGCATCGCGGCACGTTTTGTAGCGCTGGCAATAGATATCCACGGAGCGCGTTGTACACCCCAAAAGTTTCGCCGCCCGCGATTTTAGACCGCGCGCTTTGCGCAGCGCCTCCGCCACCTCGGCGGGCGTATATTTCTGTGGTCTGCCGGTCATTCCGCCTTCCGAATTTCGACGCCGGGAAACGCATCGCTCATGCGCTGGAGCGCCACCGCCACATAACCGGGGTCGATATCCATGCCATAACAGATTCGCCCGAGATTTTGCGCCGCCACCATTGTCGTGCCCGTGCCGATAAATGGATCGTAAACCGAGTCCACGTCATGATTTCGGATTGGACGCGCCATGCATTCTAAGGGCTTTTGTGTGCCGTGCCCGCGCCCGGGCTCATCCCGTGTCGGTATCTCCCAGAGGGTTGTTTGTTTCCGGTCGGCGGTGCGGCGACTTGGGCGCCCCTCGCGCACTGCGTACCATATCGGCTCATGCTGCCAGTGGTAATCACAGCGCGACAGCACCACGCGGTCTTTTGCCCAGATTATCTGATTTCGGAGCCGGAAACCGCAGTGTTCGAGTGTCGCCCCAATTGTAGTCTCTTGGAGGTGGGCGTGGAATACGTATATCACATCGCCCGGAAATAGCCGCCACGCAGCCGACCAGTCCACGACGTCGTCGTTTGGCACTTTGCCCAGCCGCCGGGTGCTTTTGTGGACGCCCCGTTCTACTCGCCACGCCGGATCATACCGGACTCCGTACGGCGGGTCTGTGACCATCAAGACAGGCACCGCCGACCCCAGCAGACGCGCCACATCCTCCGCGCTTGTGGCATCGCCGCACAGCAGGCGATGGCTGCCCACCAGCCATAGGTCGCCGCGCTCGACACCCCATTTCTCCCGCAGCTCGCTGGCGAGATCGATCTGCGGGTCCGCGTCCGCGTCGCCCTCGACGCTGCCAGGCGGCACAAGCGCCGCCAATTCGTCCGGCGTCCACCACGCGCTCAGATCGATGCCCGACTCCAAATCCGCCGAGATCTGCTCCAAATCAAAATCCAAATCGACCTGGCCAACGCG